GAATACAGAATCACGCCACCAATCGCGCTCGTGTCGTTGGTGCTCTCGGTGTACAACTTGACGTATCGCTTCAGCACAGAAGCCTCGACTTTGAACGATACATTCGTTCCGACGCCATTTGTCATCGTCGTCGTCCCGCTGACTGTTACAGCGGATCCGGACGCATTGGTCACAGTCGCATATGTGCCGCTAGAAGCCGTTGACGTTTTCAGAGTCGCCGAATTTGTGAACACCACGTTGGTGTCCACCGTGCTGGCCGGCCCGAGCCACAGAATCACATGTGCGATGCCCTTGCAGTCGTACACGTCCACAGCCGAGCCCGCCTCCGTTGCGTTTGCCAACGTCGGCGATTTCAGCGTCTTGACGGTGACGGTGTCGTACACGTCAAGAGCCGCCGTGGCCATCGTGGCCACCATCGCACACATGAACGCGATTACAATTGCCATCCGTTTCATGTCTTTTCCCTTTCGTTGTGCGGTTGAGGTCCGACTGGCGCCCTCACGCCAGCCGGTATCCTCCAATGTTTTTAGGTCGTGATGTCGGCGTGGGCGAACGCGCCCGCCTGGCGGACCAGAACGTCAACATCCATGAACCCGACGATGCGGACCAGGCCTGTGGTGCTGCCGCTGGACGTGTCTACGTTCAGGTCGAGCCCGTTGCCCCACATGGCGAGGATCATCTGCGTCCAGTCGCCAAAGAATCCGTAGTTCGCAGTCACTGAGCTGCTGACAATCGCCGGCTTGCCGAGAATGCGGCCGGTGTTGTAGTCGGCGATGAACACGGGGCCATTCGTGGAAGTCGCCGTTGCGGCCAGCTTCCAGAACACCTCGCTCGTCACTGCCCACTTGCAGTTGTCCAGCATCACATTGTTGCCTTCCACCGTCGCGGGAAGGTTGACCATTTCCGCGTAGGTCGGAGTTCCGGCCGTCACTAAAACGTCCGTGCTGATCGGGCCTGTCAGCAGGCCAACCGGCTCGTTTGTGCCGGCACCATTGAACGCCGAGGAGTCGATTTCCGTAGCGAGCGCAATAGCGATCTCGTTTCGAACGAAGGCCTCTACGTCGATGCTTGACTGCTTGAGCAGCTTACGGCTGATGTCAACATAGGTCCCGCAAGCGCGCGGCGTACCAGTCACCTGGCTCAGCACCGGCGTAGACTCCGTGGGTGCCGTAGTCTCGTCAACCCAGTAACCCGTCGCCGTGGTCCCCTTCGGGATGGCGATGTCGCCGCTCAACCCGCTCATCACAGGAACGCCCAACGCAGGCAGGCACATGCGAGCACGCAGCGCCTCGATGAATGATCCCGCCATGAGGTTCGTTGCCACGACGTTCGATCCCGTTCCGGCACCGGCAATCTGCAAATCGCGCTGAGCAATCTGCACATCGTAAGGCACGAAGAAACCGCGAGCGCCGCGCCCGAGTTTCTTTTCGACCGCTTCGGAACATTCGCGTTCGAACGCAACGTCAACCCGCTCGCCGCACAGGCTGCGCAGCACGTTGATGAACGAGTACCGGCGTACTTCCTTCTTGCTCAGTCCGACTTCGGGATTGCCGACCGCCGGGATATGGGGGACAGCAGGCTGTTCGAGCTTGCGCTCTTTGAGCGTAACGATTTCGCTGCGCTGCGATTCAACGTCTGCTTCCTGCTTCTCGACAATCAGCGCGTCCAGCTCGGCGCGGCCTTTGCCGTCTGCAACCAGTGCCTCGACCTTGGCCGCCTCGATGCCGTACTTGGCGGCACGGGCGAACAACTTTGCCATTTCTTTCGCGTCCATGTTGACTTTCTCCTTGGCGGTCTTTGCCGCCTCTATCGTTTGGATGGCGCGATTTACGCCAACCGTAGGGTCTGCTGGGATGGGCTCAAAGCTGGCTTCGTAGGGAGTCCAACGCATTGCCCGGACCACGGGCACGCCGTCTTTCTCTCCTTCGAGCCGGTAGCTTGACGCATCGACCTGGTAACCAACCGATACGTTGCGCCTGATACCTTCCGCCGCATCCTTCGCAATTTCCTGGGCTCGCACACCCGCTCCGAACCGGACGGGGCCACCCATTTTCTTTTCACTCAAATCCACCGTCATGATTCCAATCTGGTCGCCGTAGTGACGATCCAGCACGACCAGGCCTTCCTTGGCGCGTGAGAGATCCACCGATGTCGGCTGATGATCAAGCACCTCATACACGCGCTGCCACTGGTCGTTAAAATATGCGCCGGTTAACACGGGCTCCTCGCTGGATACGCTCATCCTCACCGTGGCTGCGTTGTTTCCGTCTACAGCACGGATTTCGATTGTTGCGTTGCGCATAATGAGGTCGGGATACTGCGCGTGCTGATCGGTGGTATTCGCTTTGTTTTTTCGCGTTCTCATGCTGCTCCTTTTGCGGTGGGCGCTGGCGCCGGGCCTTGCTGCCCGTTTTTAAGCGGTTCATCCACGCCATTCTTGATTCGGTCTTGCTTTTCCTGCTTGATCGTTTCGAGGTTCTCTCCGAAGTCGCCGCCCAGATCCTCGGTAATCTGCGTGTCGGTCTTCCATCCGTGATCACGAGCCATTTTCGCCGCGTTCATGTCTTTCATCGGGTCAACCCACATCCACCGCCGCCCCCTGAAAGTATGCTCAGAAAATTTCTCGTATTTTTCGATTGGCAACCCACCGGAAACTTGGAGCGACAGAAATGATGTAAGCCACGATAGGAACTGCGGCGATTTGCACTGGCTAATCATGTCGTTCTGTTCGACGATCCATCCGTCACGTTCGCTGATTGTTCCAACGCGCACGGAGGAAAAAGAGACGCCGGACCAGTTGTTCGAGAAATTCGAGTATTCAACATTAAACGCGCTCGCCACGTCTCGGAGAATTCCGTCCTTGAACACGCCATGATTGCCGTTGGGGTGCTGCGGAGTGTTGATTTTCTCGCGCCATCCTGGCGGCAGGATAATTTGCTGCCCCGGCTCTTTCTCTGCGACCAGCGCCCGTGCTGCATCGCCGTTTTCCTCAAGCGTCAAATCCTTGAACCCCTCCATGCTACTTTCTTTGTCGGCCTCGTAACTACGCGTGCTGCACGCATCCTCGCGCGCGGCGGTAAGTTCGGCGCGATCAAGTTCCTCGATCATTTTGAGTTTGACCAAACCGGCATGTGCTTCCGGGATCCCGCGCGGCTGGTCCTCATCATCCTGGGTGAATCCGTGAATGATCTCGCTGGCAGGAATTCGCACAAGCGGCGCGCCTTGCAGGTTGTAGGCATAGACATTCTTGGGAGTCGTGTGAAAATAATAAGCGACAGGTCGGCGTGTGGCTTCCTCCATTTCGACGCCGCAATGTATGACGGTTCCTGCCGATGTTTGCGCCTGATTGTAGGTATGATCGCACCAATCCGGTCGCAGGATACGCCAGCAAATTCCATACGGGTTTGCATTCGTGCGCATGATGTGGACGAAATACTCGCCGTCGCGCTTTTTGGTCTTGACGTTCAGCCTGTCGATTTCCGCGTCCGTTTTTCGCCCCGTGGCATCGCACCACGTCAAGCCACTCACCGGATCCCGATGATTACAGAATCGCCACCAGTGCCATTCGATGAACTGCGCCGCTGACTCGTCGAGGCGATATAGGGGTGAGCCAGGAAACCCGTCGTGTGGTGTGCTTTTCAGTGCAAACCCCTCACCAACGATGTTAGTAGCGCAGAGTGAAAGCCAGCGTTTGAAATGCGGCGCGTCTTTGGCCATCTCGCGGGAACGGGAGCGAATGGTGGCCAGATACGCAGTGATCTCGGAAGACGTAAAGCCGCCGTCATATTTCCAATTTGCCAGCAACCGATCAGTCTGAGCCGCCTGGAATCCACGGACAGCGATGCTGCCCCGCCCACGTTGTTTTGTCCACGGCCAGCGCATCATGTAAACCTCGTGCGGATTATGCGTTTCATGCGGTTGCCGGTTTCGCTGTCTGCCATAGCCTGCGCGGCGGCCCGCAGGTCGAGCAGTTGCGACAAGCTGCGATAAGCGAACGCAACACCGTCAACGGAGATTGAGCTGTTTGGATTTGAGGCATACGAAAGAATTGCCGCATCGCACTGCGTTACAACCGTGGTCCAGTTTGATGTTGCCAGAGGTGAAGCCGTGACGATCACAGCGCCGTAGTCCACCGCAAATACCCGACTACTGGCGGTGTGCGTGACGTATCCGGCAAAGCGTATCGTCCCGGCCTTCCAAAGCAGAGTCTGCGCCGCCGTCACCTCAAGCGTCCATCCGCTGTCGTCGCCGTTGGCAACCCCTGCCACGGTGATCGGCGTCGATGCCGCAAAATGATAGGCCAGCGTATATCCTCCGGCAGGAGTGTAATCGTCAATCACGATGTCGGAATTGGTGGCCTGAGTAGTGTTGGCTGCTGCGATCCAGATTGTTTCACCGCCAACAACGGATGCAGGCATATACGATAGACTCGGCATCTGTGCTCCGTAGTAGACTTCCGGGCAAAACAAAAGGCGGCTCACTGAAGTACTGGCTCCAGTAAGCCGCCCAAGTTCCGCTATTGTGGGCGATGCCGCTGGCCGGCGACACTGCCCGGTTATCTGCGCAAAAGATTAAGTCATGAATTTTACACTGTCAATAGAGTCATGGAAATCTTGTACTAGGTTAGTACATTGTTCTGCCACTCTTTTTCCAGTACCGCGCACGTTCCTCTGTGGTCGGCGCGGACTGCATAACGTGCCACTGACCGCACGCGCAGCACTGTTTGCGGCGCGTCATTTTGTCTGCCGCAAGACTTGGGCGCGTGGCACTATTGCGATAGAAGTGGCCGCCTCCGCAGCGTTTACATTTCGGTTGTTCCACCTCGATGACGACGGCGGGCTTGCCCTCGTTTTCAAGCACGGGTTCCCGCGTGGTCGGTTTCGGATCTCGTGTCTTGTACTTCATCCTACCTCCTATGGC